CTGTTACTGATTCATGGTGTAGTCTAACCCACTCCATTACGGCTTGTGCCCCACTTGGAGTAATTGGATCAAATAACGTCATTTGAATTGTATTCCAAGTTGTTTTACCTTTAACAAAACGCTGAACGTTAATATGGTTAAGGGCTACAGTTCCTTGAGTTAATGAAACAGCTCCCATACCTTTAATTTGGTATGAAGGGATCCCATCAACATACATGATAAATCTGTTCTGTTGTTTTGGCTCAAAAGCTGTATAAAATATTTCGTTCGGGTCTAATACTGCCATTTTATTGTTTTATTTTATTATAAATATTGTTATATTTTGTTTTTATTCAGGAAATGTTGCTCCAGTTGGTAAAACATTGAAATCCAAAATTACGAATTCAGCTGTTTTAGTTGGTTGTAAGTAAATTTGACCTACTAGCTCATTTCTATCAATTACATCTGGTGTGTTATTTGTTTCATCCATTACTACTTGGAAAGCATACAAACCTTGTCTTTGTTGTACTGATTCTAGATATGGGTTAACTTGTGCTAAGAAATTATTTCTTGTAGCAATTGTATTTTGTTCAAATACTAAGTTATCCGATACTTGAGTAATGTAACTCTTAAGAGAAATTAACAATCTACGTACATTCACACGATCTAAAGCACTTGCTTTTTTCTGTAGTGTTTTCTGTCCAAATACTACAACTCCACTTCCTGGGAATGTTGCTATTGGATTTACGTTTGCTTCGTATAAAGTATCTCTATTACCTGATGTTAATTTTCTTTCAGCTCTAATTACACTTCCTAAAGCTCCTCTAATTAAACCTGCTGGTGCGAACCATGGGTCTGAAGATGCATCAGTAAATGCATATACTGCTGGAATATACGTTGAAGCTGGCGCCCAAACTGTTTGTCCAGTAGCTGAGTCGACTGTTTGTAACCATGGCCAATATGTTGCAGAATACGATGTATCATATCCTGATGCTTCGTTAGTTACTGTCCCAATAGTACTATTATAAGGTACTAAATCAATTACTGAAATACAATCTGTTCTACCTTGTGCTAATGCTACTAATGAATTAACTTGTGATGAGTGTAAAGTTCCTATTAGTCCAGGAGCTGATACTACATTAAATTGATAATCATCAGTGTTACTTAATAAACTAATTGTTTGATCATATCCTGCTGGTGCAATTCCTTGAACATTTGTTGCAGTTATAGCTTCATTAAATTTAGCATCATCATTAATAATGTTAACTCCCGTTGCTGATGCAAACGAACCTGAACCTACAGCTGGCATACTACCTGTATACTGTGGTTTTACTACTCCGTTATTATCAAAATATTGTGGGGTAGGTGTATTTACTTTACTAACATAAACATAAGCACTTCTATTAACATAATTACCGTTAGATTTAACATAGTAATCAACTCCATCTTGTTCTACTGTTTGGTAAGTATCACCTATGGCCTTTGCTACATAATTAGGAGCAGTAGGATCCATTGATAAATTGTTATACGTTTCTAGTATAGCTTTTTGGTTTGATGTATCATTACCACGTCTAATAAATAACGAAAATTGACCTGAAGCTGTATTTACAGATCCAATTTCCCATCTAATATTATCTGATGAACCACTAGCTAATGTTCCACCATCAGCATCTGCGGCAGACCAGTTATTCATTATTGCCCCTTCAGAGATTGTTGATAATTGGAATGCTGATTTAGCGTATCCTGCACTATCAGCAACTGAAAAATCTATAGTAGTTATTCCTGAGTTGTTTTTACCTGCTTCACTTCCTGAAGTAACTGCAGAAGTAAATGATCCTGATACTACTCGAGTAACTAAAAGAGATTCACCCCCTTGAGCAAAATAATTTCTTGCTGCAACTGAGTTTAAGTATGTGTAAAATTGAGATCCACTTTCTACGGACCCTCCAAAAATAGCTTCGTATTGAGAAAAAGAACCAACTGCTGTTGGGATATCAACTGGACCTTTCACTGCTGCTCCAATTATGGCCGCACCAAAGTTTATAGGACGAGCCCCAATGAATGATTGATCATTTTCTCTTGCTAATACACCTGGAGATATTAAAGTTTCTGCCATTGTTATATTTTGTTATTGTTTATTTTATTATAAATATTAAAAACCTCTTCAAGAAATTAAGCTGTTGGAGTAAATTCTCCTTTTTCTAAATCAATATCACCTTCTCCATACTTATTTTGTAATTCTTGGGCAGTTTTTATTTGATTTTTTTCTAATTCTTGAAATTCTTTAAATAATTTGTCTTTTTCTCTTTTTAAAGTATCTATTTGTAGATCTAATTTACCTAAATTTACTACTATACTATTAATTGTATCTTGATATTCCCTTAGAGTTTGTAACTCTGTGTCCAATAACTTTTTACTTTCCATTTGTAAATATTTAATTTATGATAAATATGTAAAGGGGGTGTTAAAGTTAATTTCTAGTGCGATTATCTGATGTTGGGTTTTGGGTTATTTCAATTGTATCCTGTAAGTTACTAACAGCCTCAGTTGTTATAGTAACTTTAGCTTTAGAATTATATACTTTAGTAGCATTTAACTCTTTTTGTATAGTATCAGGTATTATATACCCTCGTAATCTTAAGGTAAATTCACCTTTTACTAATCTATCTTGACCTGTTGTTAATTCTGTTGCTGTTGTAAATTGATCAATAAATGCTCTAAATTGGAATCTTTCAGGATTACCCCAATATGAATCTGATGCGTATTCACAAGCTTCAATTACTTTATTTAACTGCTCCATATAATATGTCTGGATTAGACAACTATATTCTAGTGTTACGTAATCAGGTTGTGCCACTACATGAAATTTTTCTACAGGTTTCCTATTATTTAAAGTTGAAAAGTTACTATAGAAATTTTTATTACTAAATTGTTTAGACCACGTACCATATAAGTTAGGCTGGTTAGCATCTAATTTATTAGCTACTGTTCTATCCTTTGAAATACTATTTCTTTTAATTACAATAATAGGTAACATTATAGCTCCCTTTTTATCTCTATAAGAACCATCTTTTTGATATTGATTCCATCTTTCAGAAGCTCCGTATAATACTGGGACATCTCTTCTAGTACCATTTTGGTATACAAAGGGTTTAATTACGTTTTGAAAATAATAAAACACAGATTCATCTAAATCCTGAATCCCAATAGAATATTGTTTTGTTTTATCATCCTTAAAACTCATCTTAGTAGATCTATTAAAAGGAACCCCAGTTGCTTGATAATTCGCAGGGCTGTTTACCAATTCGTTAACATTATTAGGATTAACCTGTCTTCCTCTATCCTCAATACCTGGGAATGGAGTTACCTTTCGGTTACTTAAAGTTAATTGGTTTTTTGGTTGTGGTTTTCTAGGTGCAGCCATTAAAATCTTTCTTTATAAGGTGAAATCGCAACTTTGTCAGCTGGGATATAATATGTCGATACTAATACTGATACACTTTCCCCAAATTTATCTAAGCCTGGGTTTAGTGGGTTAGGNGTACCATCAGTATCATTATTTGGATATGATGGGTCTTTTCCTCCCCAATATTGGTTGGCTACTGTGCTTTCTACGCCATAATATGATTCTTGAAATAAAATTATGTCCCCTACTTCAGGTATAATACTAGCTTGAACTAAATCATCTCTAAGAAAGAAAAAACCAATACTTTGGTTTACGTTAATAAGTTCAAAATTACCTCCGGGTTGGGTTCGGTCATCTCTATTTATTAACACGTTAAATAAGTAAGGACCATTATAGTATTTTTCTTCAGCTGCCTCACCATATAAATTTACTTTAGTTTCTTCTAATTTAAATTGGTATATAGCACATTGTTGGGTAATAATATTACCCATTAATTCCCTATTAAGATGTCTTAATAGAGAAACGTCTCGTGCTGATGTAAACATTGCCATATTATGCTATATAAATTGTGTATGGAACTTTTTGTAGTTCCTGCATTTTTGATTCTCCTTCTTGTGCTCTTCTTTCTAATGAAGCCATTCTAGAAGTTTCGTCAAAATATGCTCTTAATCTTTCTATTAATGCTGTTTTCTCTGATGTAGCTGCTGCTATTAAATCTGATTGGTTTAATGTAACATCCGAATTAGGGATTGGTATTGTTCCATATTTACCCCTTACGTATCCTAAC